CATGCCGCCATTATGGTGGACAAGATAGAAAGTTTAATGGAAGGCAGGGCTGACGCGGATGTTTCCAGTTATTCAATACAGGGGCGGTCTCTAACAAAGTTAGGCATTGAGGAATTGAGAACCTGGCGTGACGCCTACAAGGCAGAGGTATTGAGGGAACGGCGGCGCGAACGCGCGTTGAACGGTGAAGGCACCGGCGCAGTGGTCAAGGTGATGTTGCCATGAGTATGTTTGATTTTTTTAAGCGGTCTAAAAACAAACCCAAACAATACAGAATTAAACGCCAATTTGATGGGGCAAAAGGGGGCCGGTTATTCTCCCAATGGACAACAACCAACAAGTCCGCCGCTTCAGAATTGCGCGACCAACTGCGGGTGTTGCGTGCGAGGTCACGGGAATTGTGTCAAAACAATGACTACGCAAAACGCTTTTTACGATTGCAAACTACAAACATTGTTGGTCCAAGCGGTATTCATTTTGAACCGAAAGTCACAGAGGACAACGGAACACCGGACATTCGGGCAAATGAGATTCTCCGAAAATCATTTATGGAATGGGGAAAAAAAGGAAATTGTACCGTGGACGGGCAACTGTCCTGGGTAGATGCACAACGATTATTTGTTGAAACGGTGTGCAGAGATGGTGAAGTTCTGGTGCGGTTAGTCCGCAAATACGACAACCCCCACAAATTTGCTTTGCATTTTATCGAGTGCGACCACTTGAACGAACAGCACAATGAAGAAACCCGCAATGGTTTTGAAATCAAGATGGGGATCGAGTGCAATCATTATGGTAAGCCGGTCGCCTATCACATTGCGAAAAGAAACCCTGCGGACACTTTTGTGAGTCGTTCGGAAAGCAACGAACGTGTTCCGGCGGAAAACATGATTCACGGTTATGTCGCGGAACGTGCAAACCAATTGCGCGGTATCCCCTGGGCGACCACAGCCATGACCCGACTCCATATGCTGGGAGCTTATGAAGAATCCGAATTGGTCGCTTGCCGAGTCGCTTCGGCAAAGATGGGTTTTATTACTTCACCGGACGGTGAGGGATACACCGGTGAGGATGTGGAAGATTATAACCCCATCATGTCGGCCGAGCCTGGAACGTTTGAACAGTTACCGGCGGGAATGGCGGTGCAAACCTTTGATCCGGACCACCCGACAACCGCATTTCGTGATTTTGAAAAGGCGATGTTGCGGGGCATTTCATCCGGCTTGAATGTTTCTTATGCGAGTTTGTCAAACGATTTGGAGTCGGTGAATTATTCAAGTATTCGCCAGGGTTCTCTGGATGAACGGGACCAATACAGAGTTATGCAACGTTGGTTGACAGACCATTTTTTGCAACCGGTATTTGATGCCTGGTTGGAAGAACAATTGACCCACGAACTATTAAGCAGTTTGCCCATGCGAAAAATAGAAAAATTCAATCAGGCGGAATGGCGACCACGGGGTTGGCAGTGGATTGATCCAACCAAAGAAGTGGCGGCGAATATTGAAGCTGTGAAAAACGGCTTTAAATCCCTGGCTGATGTGGCAGGGGAAACGGGCCGCGATTCAGAGGATGTTTTAAACAAGCTGTCCAATGAGAAATTACAAGCCGACGCCTTGGGGCTGGAATTGCAACTTGGCAAAGCAAGGGACTCTGTAGTCCCAACGGAGGAACCAGAAAATGATTAAAAAAACTTCAGAAATTAAAACCGGCATTAACTACCGTTCAGCGGAAATTGTTCAACGTGATTTAGAAAACCGGACAATTGATTTGTCGTTTTCTTCTGAGGAGCCAGTGGAACGGACGTTTGGAATGGAAATACTGGACCATTCTGAAGGTTCCGTGAATTTGAATTTCATAAGTAGTGGCCGCGCGCCATTGCTTGTGGATCACGACACCACGGATGTGGTGGGCGTGGTTGAGGCTGCAAGAATAGATGATGTTTCACGCGTGGCGCGTGCAAGCGTCCGGTTTGGTAAATCGGAACGGGCAGCAGAAATTTTTGCAGATGTTACGGATGGACCGCCTTTTATTCGAAGTAATATTTCGGTGGGTTATTCTATCAATGAAATGCAAAGGCAAGAAAGAAACCAGGAAGATCGGGAGGTTTTCCGTGTTGTGGATTGGACGCCTTTGGAAATATCCCTTGTCAGTATCCCCGCCGACCAATCAGACAAAGTGGGCGTTGGCAGAAATACTGATGAATTTTCAACTCTTATTTCCGAAAAGGAAAAACAAACTATGACTGAAGAAGTAAAAGCGGTTGAACCCGCAACGGTCGCAGCACGCGTGGCGACGCCACCGGCGGTTGACCTTGATAAAATAAAAGGTGACGCAGCAAAAGCAGAACAAACCCGCGTGGCTGAAATACTCGCTTTGGGAACCGCAAAAAATATGCGTGACAAAGCCATCGATGCCATTGGAAAAGGACTCACCGTTGAGCAATTCCGTGGTGAAGTTATTGATGCGCTTCCAAACGCTGCACCTTTGCAAGTCGGAGAACCCGACCTGACACCCCGTGAACAGCAGTCCTATTCATTGATGCGTGCCATTCGAGCGGCTGCACAAAATGATTGGCGAACGGCTGAATTTGAGCGTGAAGTTTCTGACGAAATTGGCAGAATTGGCGGGAAACCCGCCAAGGGCTTTTTTGTTCCGAGTCACGCCTGGGGCCAACGTGATTTGATTGCCGGTGCTGATGCTGACGGCGGACATTTAAAAGCGGTGGACCACATGGGTGGAGAATTTATTGAAGCTTTACGGTCACGCCTTGTTATTTCTTCGATGGGTGCCAGAATTATGAGCGGCCTTAAAGGGGATGTGTCCATACCGACACAGGCAACGGCGGCCTCTGCTGCTTTTGTTGCAGAAAACAACGCTGTCAGTGAGCAAAACCAAACCTTCGGTGAATTGTCTATGGTTCCTCGCACGCTTGGGGTGATGACAGATATTTCTCGAAAACTAATGCTTCAGAGTGATCCTTCAGCGGAGGCCATCGTAAGAAATGACCTTCTCAACGCTGTTGCCGCAAAAATTGAAGACGTGGCAATCGAGGGATCAGGTTCCAACGAACCCACCGGAATCACGAAAAAATCTGGCATAGGTTCCGTGGCTCTCGCTACGAACGGGTCGGCTCCCACTTGGGCGATGATTACCGGTCTGGTCAAGGAAGTTGAACAAGATAATGCCGCTATTTCCGAAAACATGGGCTACATCACAAACTCAAAAGTGAAATCCAAATTGGCAAGCGTTGCCAAGGTTTCTAGTTCAGACTCGGTCATGCTGCTCAACGCACCGTGGAACGAAATCTACGGTTATCCTCTCGGGATTACCAACCACGTGCCGTCAGACCTCACGAAGGGCAGTACCTCCGGTAGTTGTTCAGCGATGATCTTCGGAGATTTTTCGAGCTTGATCCTAGCTTTTTGGTCTTCTCCTGACGTTTTGATTGATCCATATACCAATTCCAGCAAGGGCGGAACGCGCGTTGTTGTGTTCCAAGATTGTGACGTTGGAATCCGCTATGCTCAATCTTTTGCAGCCTGTCTTGATGTTACAACTACATAACAAAGATAATCAGCACACATGGTGTTGATGACAACAAACGGCGGGGCGTCCCTGGTGGCGTCCCGCTCCAACCCTCCGGAGTCTTTAATGAAAATAGAAATTAAACAAAACACCGTTTGTGGCGGTGTCAGTGTTTTTGTTGGCGACATTATAGAAGCATCGAGCGGTGACGCGCGTTTATTAATCTCTATTGGAAAAGCCATCCCCGCTCCTGAAAAAGCGGCAAAACCGCAAAACAGGGAAGATGACGCCAAACCGAAAAGGTCAACGCGGAAGAAATGAAAAAAGGAATTATTGCCAACGATAATGCGACCGTTGAGCAAACCATAATTGTGAAGGAACCCCCAGGCGTGAGTCTTGGGCCAGTTTCTGTGAACCATGACAATCTCGGAATTGCCGTTGTTGTTGCAATCGTGTTGGTTGCTTTGGCTTTTTGTTTGAAAGTCATGGTGTCAAAAATGATGCGAGATAAATAATGGCAGTTGAAGTTGCAGCCGATCGGGCCATATTTTTTTCAACCACTGATTTTGCCAGTGCTGCGACCTACACGCCCACCGGTGGTTCTGCGGCTACCGTCAACGGAATTTTTGACAATGGATATTCTGAAGTGGACATGGGCGGCCAGGTGGCCGTGGCGTCCACTGATCCCCAATTCACTTGCGCCACTTCCGATGTGTCCGGCGCAGCGGAGGGCGATGCTTTAACGGTGAGTAGTGTTGACTATACAGTGCGACGGGTAGAACCGGACGGGACGGGAGTCACGGTTTTATTTTTGGAAACTGATTAATGCCACACACCCGCCAAAATATCCGTGACAATGTTGTGACGGTTTGCACCAGTTTGACCACAACAGCGGCCAGGGTTTACCGATCGAGAGTCTACCCGTTGGCACATGCCAAGTTGCCTGGGTTGTGTATCTATTCACAGAATGAAGATTCTTTGCCAGGGACAATGACCGCTACGCGGTTTCTCGAACGGACGGTTGAAATTGTCATTGAAGCCTTTGTGCGGGGTACGGCCAATTATGACAACACCCTGGACACAATCGCTTCTGAAATAGAAGTGGCCATGTCGGCCTCAACCACGCGCGGGGGTTATGCCAAAGACTCTTATTTAACCCGCACAGAATTTGAATTTTCCGACGAGGGCGACCAACCCATTGCAATGGCGAGGTTGGTTTATACGGTCGAATATAGGACAGCAGAAAATAACGCAACCACAGCCGTTTAAATTTTAAAGGAGGAATGAATGGCAAAACCAGTGAAACTCGTGACGCCTAACGGCGGGGCGGAAATAGAGGTGGAGGAATTCACCAAGTATTACAAAGAACTTGGATTCAAAATTGTCAGTGAATCCAAAACACCAGCAAAGAAGGAGTCAAAATAAATGGCAAATCATTTAGGTTCAGAAGGCGTGGTCAAAGTTGGAACAAATACCGTGGCCGAAGTCAGAGGGTATTCACTATCGGAAGAAACGGAAACGGTTGAAGACACCGCAATGGGCGATTCCACCAAAACTTTCCAACTCAGTTTGAAAAGTTGGTCGGGAACCGTCGATGCTTTCTGGGATGAAACGGACACCAACGGCCAAGTTGCAATGGCCAATGGAAATTCCGTAACGTTGAATCTGTATCCAGAGGGGGCCGCTTCCTCTGATACTTATTACACCGGCACGGCTTTGGTAACATCCACAGAAAAGTCAGCCACCCACGATGGAATCGTGGAAATGACTTTTTCATTCCAGGGAACCGGAGCGTTATCCACAGCAACCGTTTAACTAGGAGTATTGCGGCATGACTAGTGACATTATCGAACGCGTAAAGCGGCACAGGGATGCCCTTGGCCGGAAGGTAATTGAGGTTCCGGAGTGGAAGGACGACGAAGGCGAACCCACCGTCATCTATTGTAAACCCATTACCATTTTTGAAATGCAACGATGGTACAAGGGCATTTCCAGTGACGATATTTCGGTGCTGATAGATTTGATCGTTACCAAGGCGGAAGATGAAGACGAGAAAAAAATCTTCAAGTTGGACGACAAATCAAAACTTTTGCGTACAGGTGAATTTTCTGTTGTCAGCCGGATAGCCGGTGAAATGATGGAAGGTTCCGACGAGGTGGAAGAAATCGAAAAAAACTAATTGCCGATCCCCAAAGGCAAATGATGTACGCCCTGGCGGATCGGTTGAAAAAATCAATCTCGGAAATTGAGCAAATGCCAGTTCAGGAATTTTATGAATGGATGGCATTTATGAAAATAAGATCGGACATAATTGATGGCGAATGTTAGCAACCTCCAGGTAACAATTTCTGCAAAGGACCGCACCAAGCGTGCCTTTTCAAGTGTTACCGGTGCCATGAAAAAAATGAAAGGCGCGGCATTTGCTGCCACTGCTGCGGTTGCGGCAATCGGGGCTGGTCTAATTGCGGTTATCAAAAAGACTGTGGATTTTGCGGATAAAATTGGCAAAACCGCAGACATGATTGGAATCACAACAACGGAGTTGCAAAAGCTGAGATTTGCTTTTGACATTGGTGGTATGTCGGCGGAAGCCACAGACAAAGCCCTGGTGAAATTTACCCGCAACATTGGTGATTTGGGACTCCAAACCGGTGAGCTATATACCCGATTAATTAAGCTCAAGGACAAAGCCTTTACGGGGATTTTAAGAAGTAGCGTTTCCTTGACCCAAAAACTCAAAGCGGTTTTTGACAAAATGAAATCTGTCAATAATGTGAGTTTGTCTGCTGCCATTGGTGTGGCGGCATTTGGTCGGCAAGGCGCGGCGTTGGCAGCTATTGCCAGAAAAGGCGGCGTTGAATTTGGCAAGTGGGTTAAGAGGGCGGAAGAACTCGGACTCATACTTTCCGAAAAAATGGTGCGGGATGCGGAGGATTTAAAAGACGCCTTCACCGTTTTGGAATATCAAATCAGAACCGCTTTTATGAAAGCGGTTTTAAATTATGGGCCACAACTAAAAGATATGTTGAGTGGTTTGATTGAATTAGTTTTCAAGGTTACCCAGGCAGTTGTCCGGTTGGGTAAAAAATGGGGCCTGATTGAATTAGGAATCAGTGACTTTGAAGCACAACACAAAAAGAGAAAAAAGGAGATTGATAAACTTCAAAGTGATCTCAACAGAATTTTAGCCATTCGGAAAAGATTTAGAGATCAGAGAAGAAGCGTAGCAAATCCAAGGCACTCAAAGGCAGTTGTTGTAGCACGCCAAAACGCAATTGCTGCATTAAAAAAGGAAAACGAAGAATTACAAAAAAGAATTAATTTAATAAAACAAATTGGCAAAACGGGCAAAGACGGTGGAAAAAAACAAGGAATAAAACCGGCTCCCATCATTCGCACAATGGAAATGAAAGACCTTGATAAATTATTGTTGAAATGGATCAAGGACCAAGAAAAAGAAGAAAACGCAATTAAAAAAGCCACTGTAGCGTTTCACGCCAAAACCGCCGCAATGAAACAACAACGTGACTTGCTCCGGTGGGTTTCAAGATCACAGCACAAATCCACTGAATCCATTGAAATTCATTTGGCGACTCAAAACCGGCAAATGGCACTTGAAAAAATAATCACAGAAGCAAAGTCCAAAGGTGTCATTGTCACAAAAGCAATGCGGGAGGAACTTTTTCGTTTATCTTTCCAAACAGAATTTTTCACAGAAGTTTTGGAAAATCAGAAAAAAGCCTTTGAAGCCAGCAAGGGTCCAATAAAAGAATATTTGGACTCTACAAAAT